GCGATTTTGTTTGTTTCTGTGACATAGTCTGCATTTTGGATGAAATGAGATTATGTGATATACGTTGTTAGATGTATGGAATACCGCTCTAACTGGGCGGGACTATTCATCCTACTGTTACCCAACATATCTAACTCTCATGAGGAAATAATATACGACAGTTTCTAGCGAAAACCTAGAAAATCGTCTTGAAGCCATCTTTTTGTGATTCAAGCAACCGTGTATAAATAACCTATGATTTGGATATTAAGGGAATGTTCCGTGTAGTCTCTCGGCATTTTGTTTAGCACGTAAATATTTACACTAGACAGAAGCGCTCTGGGAAGACGTCTTGCGATTATTTTCATAAACACGAAGATAGCCTCCAGGATAGCTAAAGTCCAGAAACGTTTTGGACAATTACACAGCAGAACTCCATAAACAGTTTTAGGTCTTGTTTAGGACCATGAAGGATTACTCGAGACGAGGAATCACATCATAACGTATATCACCAATAGGCGGACACACAGGCGCCCCCACGCAATAAACTTGCGCGGCCCAATAGGTCAAAAGACCTTCAGCTGACATAGGTGATAAACGATAGTCCTTACGGATTCTCGAAGTAAACACCTTAGGATCATCGCGAACGATCTGCGATCCATCCCCATAAGCTGCACGCGTAGCATAAGCAATACGCGCCAACCATGTGTCATCTGCATCCGTGATGAGTTGCTCATGTTCCATCGGGACATACGAACCGGGTATCATCTTAGGATTTAACAAAGCACCGGCGAATTGGCGGGTCAAAAGACCACCTCCTTTCATCCGATAGAGAGCCATACTGGGATCAGCGACAAACCTTGCCGCCACCTCCCTCTGAGCCCTAGAGACTTTCCAATCTCGTGGAGCCAAACTAATGTCTACACCATAACCACCTAAGTGGGTTGGTAAATACCAGTTTGGTTGAAACCACGATTTCTTCCAGTCCTTACTCCATCTTCCGAAAGCAGCAGGAATCGAAGCAGCGGTCCAAGAACAATTCTTGACCATACGCGACAATTCCCCTCCAATCTGTTCTGGGGTGACAGCCTTTTCACCACCAGCAACACGTGCCTTAATGTTATTACCCTTAATGAGTCGTAAATTCAAGTACCCACGGCGCTCCATAGAGCCCGCACGTCGAAGATACAATTGCGAGTTGATTATACAGCAATCAGGGGAGATATAATTCTTTCCCTGAGAAACCTTAAAACCAACCTTTGAGGAAACATCCTTAAAGATCTTAATAAGATCTAATGGACCCTTAAAAAGGATATCATCACCATTAACGAGTGCATACTTGATGATCAAGTCCGCTCGTCTCTGACGATTGATACGTTCTTCCACATTGAGCCAACCTGGCTCCGCAACCCAAACCTTCAACGAGTGCTTGAGAACCGCTAAATTGATCACGCAAAGCAAAGGAAAAGAC